GGAGAAAATAAGAAGTGGTGTTAATGCTGGTAAATTTATAGGATTTGATCCATTAACAAGAACTGTCAGTTCAAGAGGTATAAGTTTTTTAGATGTTTATAGTTCAATGAAACATGGAAATGATAAACCTAATGCTTCAGATGTAAAAAATAGAGCAGGCGAAAGTATATACCAAGCTTTTGATTCACATAAAGTTGTTAATATTGTTGGCACAGCAAGAAAATATAGTGAGTATATTAAGGCAAAAGACCCAACATCATTGACTTATGTTGAAGATTATGAGAATCAAATACTACAACGAAAAGCTATACTAAAACATTTAATGTCTAAACGATTAAAGTTTGTGATGCCTGGTAATTTTCAATTATCATCTGGTTTTAATGTCAATGTTATTATTCCTCAATTAGGGCTACAAGAATCAAATGTATCAGAAGAAGATAAAACATTGAGTGGTCGTCATTTAATTGTTAATTCAAGGCAAATTATTACATTTGATAAACACGAAACAATTATTGAAGTAGCATCAACATCAACAAATCAAGAATTTATTGCATCTGATAATCCAAATCAAACAGCTGCAATACAAGAATATTAATATGGAAAATCAAGATAAAAAGAACTTTGCTGGTAAAAACGGATTCACTTGGTGGGTTGGTATTGTAGAAGATAGAAAAGACCCAATCAAACTTGGCCGTTGTCGTGTTCGTTGTGTTGGTTGGCACGCTGATGACAAAATGCGACTACCGACAAAAGATTTACCGTGGGCAACTCCTTCTTTTCCTTTAAACAATACAAATACATATGCACCTAAAGAGGGAGACATGGTTTTTGGTTTCTTTGTTGATGGAGAAAACGCACAAGAGCCAGTAATGTTGGGTGTGTTACCTAATATTCCATTGTTTGCAGCTGATAGACAGAAAGCTTACAATGACCCACGAACACAGGAACAATTAGATTTATCTCCATTAAAACCAAATGAAACCGCTAACAATTATCCAAGATATTTGGATGAACCAACAACATCTCGTTTGGCAAGAAATGATTCCGATTTTGTAAGTCCAATACTTACAACAAAACAAACAAACAAAGCAACAAGAGTTGAACCTGATTCATATTATAATGCACAATATCCATATAATAATGTATACGAATCTGAATCTGGTCATGCACTAGAATTTGATGATACAAAAGACAATGAAAGAATTCATATGTATCACCGTTCCGGTTCTTATGTTGAGTTTGGGCCTTTAGGTGACCGATCAGAAAGAATACAAAGAGATAGATTCAGTGTTACTGTAAGAAATGATAATGTTTATATTCAAGGAACAGCAAATATCTTTGTTGATGGTGATGTAAATTGGAAAGTTGGTGGTGATTTCAACCTCACTGTTGGTGGCAAAATGAATGTAAGTGCAGGTTCTAAAACAGAAACAATTAAAGGTGTATCAAACATAAGATACAATGGAGACCATTATCGTTGGTATGGTTCAAACTTTTATGACAGAAGACAATCGGGTAAAGTGGATCACAGTTGTCCATCTGATGTAAGAACAGGAGCAATTTCTTGTGATACTGTTGAATCCGCTACCGAGGTAGAATAAATAGAACATGGCAACCGTAAATATAGACACAAATAGAACCTTTAAAGACTTGGATTTGAATTTCAATATTCATCCGGTGAGGAAGGATATTAACACTCATAGCAATGAATATGCTATTGTCAATTCTATTAAAAATCTTGTATTGACAAACCATTATGAAAGACCATTTCAACCAAACATTGGAAGTAATATAAGACAATTATTGTTTGATAATTTAGATGCGGTAACAGCAGCTGGTATTCAAAGAGAAATAGAAGAAACAATTAATAACTTTGAACCTCGTGCAGGCATATCAAATGTGAATGTAGTAGCTGCACCTGACGAAAATGGATATAAAGTAGAACTGGAGTTTTTTGTATTGAACAATACTTCACCAGTTACAATTAACTTTTTCTTAGAGAGAATTAGATAAAAATGGCAGACAGACTAAGAATAACGGAACTTGATTTTGATACCATCAAAGCCAATTTAAAAGGTTTTTTAAATCAACAATCAACATTTACAGATTATGACTTTGATGGTTCAGGTCTTTCAATACTATTAGATATTTTAGCGTATAATACACATTATAATGCTTACTATCTAAACATGGTAGCTAATGAAGCATTTTTAGATACCGCTTTGTTGAGAGATTCTGCCGTTTCTCATGCAAAGACTTTAGGTTATACACCTTATTCTAATCGTTCATCTGTTGCGACTATTAATTTTGAAGCAACATCATCATCAAGTAATACTGGTACTTTAACATTACCTGCTGGTTTTTCATTCTTATCAGAATCAATTGATAATAAATCATATAACTTTATTGTTTTAGATGATACAACAGTTACAAAAGCTAATTCAACATATCTATTTGAAAATCTTTCATTATATGAAGGCCAATATGTAACTTATATTTTTAACTATAATGAATCAGCTAATCCAAAAGCGGTATTTACTATACCTGATAGTAGCATTGACACAACAACAATTAGTGTTACTGTTCAACAATCATCAAGTAATACTTCCACAACAACTTATAATAAAGTAACAGAGGTTTTGGATGTTGGACCAACCTCAGAAGTATTCTTTTTACAAGAAGAAAGAAATGGCCGATATCAAATTTATTTTGGTAATGATGCTGTTGGTAAAAAATTACCCGATGGTGCAGTTATTAATGTAAATTATGTTGTTACGAATGGTTCAATTGCCAACAAAGCTAATAACTTCGTAGCGACATCATCAATTTCAGATTCATTATCAGAATCATTATCAACATTTACAGTATCACCAATCAGTGCGGCTGCTGGTGGTGCAGAAAGAGAAACGGTTGATAATATTAAATTCTCAGCGGCTGCTCAGTTCTCATCACAAAATCGTTTAGTTTCATACAAAGATTATGAATCATATATCTTAGCAAACTATCCAAATATCTCATCAATTTCTGTTTGGGGTGGAGAAGAAAATGACCCACCAGTTTATGGCAAAGTATTCATCTCTATGAAACCAAGAGATAATTATTATATTTCGGAAACAGAAAAAGCAAGAATTGTGGATGAGATTGTAAAACCAAAAGCCATTATAGCTGTTTCTGCTGAAATATTGGATCCAGAATATCTATATCTTATTGTTGAAGCTGATGTAGAATATGATAATAAAAAAACAACACTGTCTGAGACTGCTTTAAAAACAGCTATACGAAATGCTATTCTTTCATACAGAAATACTAATTTAAATAAATTTGATGCTAGATATGTTCATTCAAAAATTGAAGGTGATATTGATGCGGTGGAAAGAAACGCAATTATTGGTTGTGAAACAATTGTAAGAGCTCAAAAAAGATTCACACCAACTTTAAATTCTTCATTAAGTTACACTATTGATTATAATATTCCTTTACATCGTGGAACAATTACCAATCGTTTAACATCAACCGAATTTGATGTATTAGATTCTGGTGGAACAAGAAGAACAGTTATTTTAGAAGAAATTGGACAATCATATTCTGGTATTGCTTCTATTTCTGTAACAAATCCTGGTACAGGTTATACAACAGCACCAACCGTAACAATTACTGGTGATGGTTCAGGCGCTACTGCTACAGCAACAATTGTCAATGGTGCAGTAGAATCAATTACAATTACCAATCGAGGTATTGATTATACTCGTGCCCTTGTGACTATTTCTGGTGGTAATGGTTATGGTGCAACAGGTACGGCTGTGATTGATGCAAGAACGGGTGCATTAAGAACAATTTACTACGATAGTAATGCTGAAAGACAAATTGTGGATTCAACCGCTGGTGAAGTTAATTACGACACAGGAAGAATTACAATTAATGACATTAATATACTATCTGTCGGCGCTTCAGATGGTCAAATTAGATTAACAATTGAAGCTGATGAAGGATCCATTGAAACTGATAAAAATACAATTATTACAATTGATGAAACAGATACCTCATCAATTGTTACAAATTTGACTAAAGTAACTTAATGGCACATTCTGATAAATTAACATCTCTATTAATTAATAGACAAGTTCCTGAATTTGTTCGGGAAGAATATCCCCTATTCATCTCTTTCCTAGAAGCCTATTATGAATACCTTGAAAACAAACAAGGGTCTCAACTTAATGATTTAACAACACAATCAAAATTATTAAAATATGCTTCGGATGTGGATCATTCTATTTCTGAATTTGAAACGAGTTTCTTTAATACCTATGCTGATTTATTACCAAGAGATGTAGCGGTCAATAAAGAGTTTCTCATTAAAAATGTTTTACCTTTATATCTTGCAAAAGGTAATGAGAAATCATTTAAACTTTTATTCAGAATGTTGTATAATGATGAAGTTGATATACTTCTACCTAAAAATAATGTTCTTCGTGCTTCTGATGGTAAATGGACCATTGATAACATTCTTAAAATTGAAACAGATATACGAAGTGTTTATACAGCAGATGGTTCAACAAAAGTATTCAAACTAGCACAACCTGCAGCTGCAAGTGAAATAACCGTTTATGTTGATGGCACCGAAAAAACAGTTGATACTGATTATTATATTCGTAAAGAAACAAATAAATTAGTATTTCATACAGCACCAGCTGATACATTAGAGATCAAAGTTGTTTATTCTAATTTTGATATTGGTTTATTAACTAATCGTAAAGTTACAGGTGTTACATCTGGCGCTACTGCTTTAATTGAACGAGCAGTAAAAAGAATTATTACAGATACACTCAATCTTGGTTTTCCATTTCAGTTATTCATTAATAGTAAAACACTAACAGGTTCTTTTGACCAAGGTGAAGAAGTTACAACAGATATTGTTACATCTGACGGAACATTAGTTACACTTAAGGCTGATACTTTCTCTATTGTTAATCAAATCAATGTGATTAATGGTGGTGCAAGTTATAATGTTGGTGACCCCGTTATACTTACGGGTGGCGGCGCTTCAGTTCAAGGTGCAGCTGTTATTGATGATATTGTTGAAGGTTATATTGATGGTATTGTTGTGGGTTATGGTGGTGCTGGATTCTCTGACGGTAGTGATGTTATTGTATCTGGTATTGCGCCTCTTGTTTTAGATTTAGCTGTTGATAG